TCCAACACAAGCATTTATAAATGAAGTAAGTAAGTATCCGAAGTTATGGGAAGTCGCGCAAAGAATTGAGGGTTTGATTTGTGGACAAGGTATTCACGCAGGTGGTGTAGTGTTCACAGATGAAGACTTTACAGAAAGTAGCGCATTGATGCGCGCGCCCGATGGCACGATTATCACACAATTTGAACTTCATGATTTGGAAGATGTATCCATGATAAAAATGGATTTGTTAAGTGTTGAAGCCGCTGATAAAATCCATACTTGTCTTGATTTGTTAGTAGAACAGGGATATGTCAAGCCAGGAGCGACTTTGCGCGAAACATATGAAAACACAATTGGTGTATATAAGATAAATCGTGATGATAAGAAGATGTGGGATATGGTTCAGAATCACGAAATCGTATCATTGTTCCAGATGGAACAACAGAGCGGTATACGTGGTATAGCATTGACGCATCCAAGAAGCGTAGATGAATTAGCAGTTTTGAACTCAGTCATTCGTCTAATGGCATCTGAAAAGGGCGCAGAAAGTCCACTGGATAAGTATGCGAGATTTAGAAGCCATAAAGCTGATTGGGATATTGAAATGCGGCAATATGGACTAACAGATAAAGATAGAGAAATCTTACATAAAGAACTAGATATCTCTGACGGCTTGTCAATCACACAGGAACAATTTATGAAATTAGTACAGTTGCCGGAATGTGGTGGCTGGGACTTACAATGGGCAGATAAACTTCGTAAGTCGATTGCGAAGAAGAACCCAAAGGAATATGATGCGCTAACGAAACAGTTCTTTGAGAATGTAAAAGAAAAAGGACTGAATGAAAAGTTTTGTTCTTATGTTTGGAATATTGAGATTGCGTTGAGCCGTGGATATGGTTTCAATGCGGCACATACATATTCGTACTCGATGATCGCGCTACAAGAAATGAATTTGGCGCGATTCTTTCCAATTATCTTCTGGAACACTGCAAACTTAATAGTAGATAGCGGCGGTATTCAAACTGAAGAAATTAATGATGAAGATGAAGGCTTGGATATTGAGCCTGAAGAAGATGAGGATGAAGAAGAACAAGAGGAATGGGAGGAAGAAAATGAAATTACTAACGAAGATGAGCAAGAAGATAAGAAGAAAAAGAAAACTAAAACAATTGATTATGGAAAAGTCGCCACAGCAATCGGACGATTTAACAACTATGGAATTAGAGTTGCACCTCCAAACATCAATGACTCCTCTTATACTTTTACCCCAGTCGTTGAACGTAATGAAATCTTGTATGGATTGCGAGGAATTACGCGGCTGTCCCAATCGACGATTCATGAAATTATGGAAATGCGACCGTTTAATTCCTTAAAGGATTTCTTGGAACGAGTTAAAGTAAATAAGATACAGATGTCCAATCTTATAAAGTGTGGGGCATTTGATAAGTTAGTTGGACTTCCACGCGAAGAAATAATGGCACGATATATTGATATGATTGCTGATAAAAAGCAGAGATTGACTTTACAGAATATGGCGATGCTTATCAATTATGGACTTATTCCAGAAGAGATGGAGTTTTGTAAGAAAGTATTCTTATTCAACAAGTGGTTGAAGCAGCAGAAGAAAGTTGAGTATTATGAACTAAATGATGCGGCGATTGACTTTATAGCAGATAACTTCACTGCTGATATTATTGCGAATGGAACTCATATCTCCGTGGCAAAATGGGATATGATGTATAAGAAAGCAATGGACCCGATGCGTAACTACATAAGTCAGCATAAAGATGAGATGTTAGAAGCATTGAATAATGCGTTGTATAAAGAAATGTTTGATAAGTACGCGCAAGGTAGTAAAGAGCATTGGTCAATGGAATCTGTAAGTTTCTATCAGGATAAACATGAATTAGAAAACTCTCAATATTTATATGATGATTTTATGAAATTGCCAGAAGAACCAGAAGTAGATTATACATTCCCAAGTAAAGATGGTAATGAAGTTAGAGTGTATAAATTGAGAAGAATTATTGGTACAGTAATTGATAAGAGTAAAATGAAAAATACAGTTACACTTCTAACTCCAACAGGAGTTGTGAATGTAAAGATTTATAAGAGTCAGTATGCGATGTTTGATAAGCAATTATCAGAAAGAGGAGCAGATGGACGTAAACACGTAATAGAGAAGAGCTGGTTTAGTCGAGGAACTTTACTTATGGTTCAGGGAATACGAAGAGGAGGCGACTTTGTGCCGAAAAAGCGCAAAGATAGTTTCTTCCCAGTAGTGTCTAAAATTGTTGAAGTAAATGAAGATGGAACATTACAATTCCAGTTCGAGCGCGCGGTCGTAGAAGAATGATTGGCCTCGTAGACCTTCAACTTCAACAATGGTCTAAACCACAACTCTGTCCTCCTAACCTTGAAATAATGAAACTTGCTACGTACTATCAAACAGAGGAAAATAAGTTCTGCCGCCTAATAGGACTTGACGAAGTAGAGTTTGGTGGCTATGAACACATTTATGTATTTAGCGAATCCAAAGATTATATTACGGTGCCTGACGCAATCAAACGGGCACCTAATGTAATCTATGGTGGAACTGCTTTTACCAATGGAAAATACGTACCATTTGAGAATAAATTGATTGACTTTACTCTCGCGCGCCCGCGCATATATGCGAATTTTCTAAAAGAAAAATATAACAATATGGATATCAAAGAGATAGAGATAAAACACTTACTTGATAATTCATATTATAGGTGGCACGCGGGGAATGAGGTTTTGCCTATACCTGCCGTGAAAAAACGGCATCGGATATATATTTATGATAGAGATTTCTTCCAAGAAGGGTGGCGCGAGGTTATAGATAAGATAATCTCACGTCATCCATCCTCAATCAACTTTATACATCCCGCGCATTATAAGAAAATATCAGACTTCTTAGAAGTGCGTGAAAACTCACTAATCGCGCGTGGAAATGACGCATATTTGGATTTAGATATTCCGCTACACGAAACTCCTATCCTTATGAAACATTATAAGAATAGACTACTTGCGGTAATAAATCAAAGCTCCCAGGTGTATCTTTCACTTGGCGGTTCCTTCCACTATCGCACAGAATACTTCAAAAATATAATTTATAAACTAAACCTACTATATGTATTTTGGAGTTGTGGCATCCCAATGAAAATCAAATATGAAGAACCGGTATTAGGATGCTACGACCCATTCACAGACCTATCAAAATTAATAGCGACTTGGACACAGGGAAATACCTGTAAAAATAAAAGTATCTTAGATAGGATACCAAAAGATAAAAAGATGACTGAAATCCGCCCCGAGCGCGAACAGATTAGAATAATACTAGAACGGTATCCATCTGAAAAAACATTATTCTGCCAAACCACAGAGACAGCTAAACAGGGAGGTTTTTGGAAATATGGACATTGATAATATACAATTACAATATAAAGAATTGAGCGCGGACTTACGAAAAGCGCTGTCACGAATGGAACGTACGGATAAGATATTTGCCATTCGTCATGAAATAAAAGAATTACAAAATATGTGCCCGCACGATAATGGAAACTATGATTTTTCAAAATCAGAAGAATGTCCTTACTGCGGCAAGAAGTTTGGGAAGTGAGCATATGGAATTGACAGTAGTAAAAAGAACAGGAAAGTTAGTTCCATTTGATAAAGAACGAATTATAAATGCTATCAATAAGGCATATTTAGAAGTTTATCCCTCAGAAGATATGGATGATGGCGCGGGATATGCTTGGGATATTGCTGATATGGTAGAAGCGGTGGCTAAGCAATATGATGGAAACCTCACTGTTGAAGAAATCCAAGATTTGGTAGAAGATTATCTTACTGACTATGATAGATTAGTAGCGAAAGCATATATCAAATATAGGTATAAACGCGGCGTAATGCGCGCCTGTTCCACAGAGTTTATTCGTGCGATTTCAGAGAAGTTGCGCGCGAGCAATGTTCAGAACCAGAATGCTAATATAGATGAACATTCATTTGGCGGACGCGTAGGTGAAGCATCTGATGAGATGATGAAACAGTATGCCCTAGACTTCTGTATGTCAGATATGGCAAAACAAAATCATTTGAATAATGAAATTTATATTCACGATTTGAGCGCATACGCTGTTGGTATGCATAATTGCCTAAGCATTCCATTTGATGATTTACTAGCAAACGGGTTCAATACAAGGCAGACAGATGTACGCCCAGCAAATAGTATAAATACTGCTTTCCAGTTAGTAGCGGTTATCTTCCAACTTCAATCCCTAATGCAGTTTGGCGGCGTTAGCGCGACTCATTTAGATTGGACTATGGTACCTTATGTGAGAAAGAGTTTCTGGAAACATTTTAAAGATGGATTAAAATGGTTTGAAGAAGGTAATGAAGCGCATTATTTTGCTAATGTAGATATTAGTAAAATGCCTATTGAGCCATATCATAATGCAACAATAAATGAAGATACTGTTATTTTAGTAGAAACTGCTAAATGTACAAAAGCATATAAATATGCTATGGATATGACTGAACGCGAATTACAGCAAGCGGTCGAAGGAATGTACCATAATCTCAATACACTTCAATCTCGTAGTGGCAATCAGTTACCTTTTACTTCTATCAACTATGGTACTTGTACATTACCAGAAGGCCGTATGGTAACGAAAGCCTTGCTTGAAGGTTCTCTAAAAGGTGTAGGTAAATATCATAAGACACCTATCTTCCCATGCGGTATCTTCCAGTGTATGAAAGGAGTGAATAGAGAACCAGGTGATCCAAATTATGATTTATTTGAATTAGCACTTAAATCCACCGCACATCGTATCTATCCTAACTACGCTAATGTAGATTGGAGCGGCAATAAGGGATATGATGTAAATGATCCAAAAACTTATTTCAGCACGATGGGTAAGCGTAAACTACAGCTCATCTAAAATCTTTTGAACCCTGCCAAGGGGTGTCCGCAATAGCGGGCTAACGGTTAGGACTCTATGAGTTGAGACCGTGCTAAGAGTCAAGAAAAAATTTTATAGAAGAAAAAAATATCCATTGAATGTGCCGCACAGCAAACACCTATAATATGAAGGGAAAACCCAATAATATTTTAGGAGGTAATTCAAATGATTATCTATAAAATTAGTAATAAAATAAATGACAAACTTTATATTGGACAAACAACAGGTACAGCAGAACAAAGATTTAATCGTCATATAAATGACGCTATGAACAATATTTTAGATACACATTTTGCACGAGCTATTCGTAAATATGGGCCAGAAAACTTCCAAATTGAAGTAATTGATACAGCTAATTCAGTTGCAGAATTAACTAAAAAAGAACACTATTGGGCAAATTATTATGATAGTATTCAAAATGGTTATAATGAAGTAGATCCAATGTATCGTAGTGGTGGAAATACTTATCAATCTAAGACGGAAGAAGAAATGACTCAAATTAAAGAAAAGATTCGTGCGACAAAGGTTGGAGGATTAAATCCTCAATCAAAAAAAATTAAGTGTAAAAATATTGTAACAGGTGAAGAACATCATTTTGATAGTTTAGCAGAAGGACAAGCTTTCTTTGGAGAAACTAATCATAACTTCATTACGCGGCGTTGCCGCCATACTATCAAATGTTTATTCAAAAATGAATGGATGTTTGCGTATGAAGATGAAGATTATAGTGATGATTATACAATTGGAGCAAAAATTGGTAGAAGTAAAGCAGTAAAAGTTACTGATTTACAAACTAATGATGAACAAGTATTTAAATGTTATGCTGATGCTGAAAGATATTTCGGATTAAATCTTAAAGCCTTACGTGGTTGTGCGGCCGCGATAAGGGGCGAAAAAGAGTTTGTTTTTAAAAAACGCTATAAAGTTATAGTTCTTGATTAAAGTGTATCGACTATCCCTGATGAATGTAAGGGAGTAGGCTTAGAGATAGGCACTAAGCCGAAGCGGAAGACTACCGAAAGGTAGAAGATATAGTCAGTGCTCCTGGCGACAGGAGATTAACATGTGTAGAACAGCGAACGGAGCCGACATAAATGCCGAGCCCGGAGTAAATTCCCAGACGAAGGATGGCCGCGGGAATATTTGCCCTGTGACAATTATTATGCCAACACTTGCAATGGAAGCTAAAGAAAAGCAGCTACAACAAACTTATGTAGATGAACAACAATATCAACAAGTTTTAATTAATTATTTTATGGATTTACTTGATACTAAAATCCATGAAGCAAAAGATATGCTCATTGAGCGTTATGAATGGATTTGTAGTCAAAGTCCTGCTTCCGCTAAGTTTATGTATGAAAATCATACAATGCTAGGTTATCATCCAGAAGAAGGAATTCGTTCCGCACTAAAACATGGTACACTTACAATTGGTCAATTAGGATTAGCGGAAACCTTACAAATTCTAATTGGTAAAGACCATACGACGCCAGAAGGAATGGAACTAGCAAAGCGCATTGAACAATTATTCAAAGATAGATGTGCGCAATTTAAGCAGGAATATAAGTTGAACTTCGGTGTATATTATACACCCGCAGAAAACCTTTGCTACACTGCTATGAAGAAGTTCCAAAAGAAGTATGGTAAAATCCCTAACGTCTCCGACCGTGATTACTTTACTAACAGTATCCACGTTCCAGTCTGGAAAGAAATATCTCTCTTTGATAAGATAGATATTGAAAGCCAACTAACAGGATATTCTAGCGCTGGATGTATAACATATGTAGAAGTTCCTAGTGGAGTAAAGAATAACATACCCGCACTACGGACAATAGTAAATTATGCTATGGACCATGATATCCCGTATTTTGCACTCAATATACCCATAGATACCTGTAAAGACTGCGGATATCAGGATGAAATAAATGAGAAATGTCCTCAATGCGGCAGTACAAATATCGAGAGGCTACGCCGTGTAACAGGATATCTTACAGGCTCCTACAAGGATGCCTTTAATTGGGGCAAACAGCAAGAAACTGACGATCGCGTCAAACATATACACTAATGAGTAAAATAGCTGGTATATATTGGGATGATACCGCGGCGGCGCCCGGTATCTCCCTCTCAGTTTATTTCTCAGGATGTCACTTCCATTGCCCCGGTTGTCATAATCCTGAGGCCCAAGATTTCAATTATGGAGAAGAGTTTACTTGGGACTATATAAACGAGATATTACATAAGATAAAGAAAAATGGTATTATGAGAACGCTATGTATTCTTGGCGGCGAGCCGTTAAATAATGAGAATATAGATGCGGTAAAACAATTGATAGGATGGTGTAAACACGATTTTCCAGATTTGAAAATCTATATCTGGACAGGATATACGATAGAAGAACTAAAAGAGCGAGATGATGATGATGTTAGAGCAGTCCTCCGAAATATAACGTGCCTAATAGATGGCCGTTATGAGGAGGATAAAAGAGATATCACGTTGCCCTTGCGCGGTTCATCTAATCAACGCATAATTATGATGGAGGATTATAATGAATAAAGTTATGAAAAAAAGTTTTGGTAGTGCTATTATGGCGGGCATGGCAATAGCATTGGGATGCTGTTTATACTTACTTGCGCCAAATCCTATAATTGGTTCGGTGTTATTTGCTTGCGGATTATTATGTGTTCGTATTTATTCACTAAACTTATTTACAGGACGCGCCCAATATATGATTACAGACAAGTTTTCTATTACTTATTATTTATTAGTATTACTAGGTAATTTAATTGGAGTAGGAATTATTTGGGCAATCACTTCCACACTTACGCATGACGCGGCAATTCCAGTTGCGACCGCAAAAGCCACACAACCATTTCTAACCTCATTAATAAAGGGTATTGGCTGTGGAATGCTAATGTCACTAGCTACTTATTATCAATCCCCATTGTGGATATGTTTGATATGTGTTCCTGCTTTTATATTGGCGGGTTTCAATCATTGTATT